ATAATTCACTAGGAGGTGAAAAATAAAATGTCAGAAGAAATTATCAAAAATATGCCTTCAGGTGCGTCTCCAGTTTCTGGATACCCTAACGCTGAAGGTGCTTTCGGTACATCAGACAGCGTGGCGAGCGGCACAGGAGCGTTCTCAGAAAACGGAACTTTCCTAGGTAACAGCCCAACTGCTAACTTTGGTGTAACAACAGGTGCAAACGGTGTAAACCCATCTAGCACTGCGAACAACAACTATCCAGGTACTGGTATCCTACGCCCTGAACAGGCAAGACGATTTATCGACTATGTTTGGGACGCAACCACACTTGCACAGGACGGTCGCAGAGTTACAATGAGAGCAAACACAATGGAGTTGGAGAAGATTAACGTGGGAGACCGTGTTATTCGTGCTGCAAACCAGGGTGTTTCAACATACACCAACACAGGTGCAACTTTCTCAAAGGTTGAACTAACTACCAAGAAGATTCGTCTAGACTGGGAAGTTTCTGCGGAGACACTCGAAGATAACATCGAGGGTGCTGCTCTAGAGGACCACCTAGTTCGTCTAATGACTAATGCTTTCGGTAACGACATCGAAGACCTAGCCATTAACGGTGACGGTTCAACAGGTTCGTTCCTAAGCATTATGAACGGATTCATTAACTTGGAGAAGACCAGCCCAAACGTTGGTTCAGGTTCAAACCTTGGAAGTGCACACGAAGTAATTAACACAACACTAGTTGGGTCAAATGCTGCGTTCACTGATTGGACAACTGAAAGACTACAAGCACTCATCTTGGCTATGCCTCGCAGATACCGTGCCATCACAAATGGACTAAAGTTCTATGCTGGTACAGACACATTTGCTAACATCGTTAAGAACAATGCAACTGTTTACGACACAATCGGTTCTACCGAAAACACTCGTAACACATTCATTGGTGGTGCAAACCAGACTTTCGGTGGTGCACGTCAGACTCGTGTTCTAGGTGTACCTGTTCTTGAAGTTCCTTACTACCCTGCAGGATTCGTTGACCTAACGTTCCCACAGAACCGTATTTGGGGCTTCCAGAGAGATATTACTGTAAACCGTTTCTATGTACCAAAGAAGGACACTGTAGAATATACAGTATTCGTTCGTTTCGGTATCGCATGGGAAGAACTGGATGCAGTAGCATTCGCAGACACAACAACAGACTAATCTCTGTTTAGTGTTATCCTTGAATGGGGGTAGGGATTAATTTCTCTACCCCCTTTCTATATTTATCTGGTATAATTAAAATAAATCTAAGGAGGATTTATCATGGATGAAGAAAAAAAGACACCTACCCCAAAGCCTGTTGTTGAAGATGCAGTTGTAGAAACAGTTGTAAAAGAAGTAGCAGAAGCAGTTGAGGAAAAGGTTATCGTAACACCAGAACCAACAAGAGACGTTCCTACATTGGGACACAATGCAGATGGCGTAATTGGTTCAACAACTACTAATGCTGGAAAAGCAAAGGTAGAAAAGAAAGAAGTTGTAGAATCAACAACCACAAAGGTTGCACTATTCTCAACACGGAATGTATATGCAGACGGATTTGGAAAGATTAATGTTGGCTACAACATTGTTCCAAAGAAGTATGTAGACTTCTGGACAGCACAACGAGGCATTCGTCTATGCACTCCAGAAGAAGTAGCGGAGGCTTTTGCCTAAATGGAGGTCTTGAGAGTTCCACCTTATCCAATTACAACTAAATGGGATGTGCCTAGTGCTAACACTGCATACTCTGTTTATGTACAGGATTTGGTGGACTACTCATTCGAAACTTCCACAATCACGTCAGATGCAAACAAGCAAATATCGTATGTTTTACCACGCTCAAAAGTGCAGTATGACCGTGACTTTCTTTTTAAGGTAACTGACTCAAGTGGAGAAATTGTTGTGGAGGATAACTTAAGCGTTTATCGTCCATATATTAATCCAAACACTTTAGCAACTACAGCAACTGAGATTGCTGAATACAAGAAATGGGAAATAATTGCAAGGTCAATTATTGACGGATACATCTTAGACCATTCTGCAAATGGTGATGGATTTTACAATCACAAACTAGTAATTGTAAAAGAAGGGCAAGGGGGAGACTATTTTCCAATATGGCACAATGTCAACAAAGTACTAAAAGTATATGAGAACAACGTTCTTATTTATAATGGTGAAGATGTTGCCATAACTATTGCAACACAAACCCCAACAATATCTTCTGGAACTGTAACCTTAACAACCTCTTCTGCTCATGGATACGAAATTGGGGATGTAGTGACAATCTCTGCAGTTGTTCCAACAGGATATCGTGGAACATTTGTTGTTACAGCAGTTCCGACAACAACATCTTTTAGTTTTGCAAATACAACAACAGGAAATATAACCACTGCTGGTACGGTTCTTAGAGTATGGGAATATGAGTACAAAACATTGCTAGATAATTCTGCTATCGCTAGGGTAGAAGCAAATGGAGTATACAATAGAAACGAATCAACTCCACTAAGACTTCCAGGAGCGTCTGGAGACCTAGCAGTACACGCTGGACAAAGAACTGGTTATGCAGCCTTTGCAGAAGGAAGTGATTTTACCTTCATTGTTGATGCTGGATATAAGACCATCCCACCAGATGTAGAAAAGGCTGCAACAATACTTGTAGAAGAACTAAAATGCGGAACAAATGACTATTACAAAAGATTTGTGACTCAATATAAAACAGACCAATTTGATATCAAGTTTGCCCCACAATTCTTGGAGGGAACTGGCAACATGCTTGTTGATAAGATTCTTAACAACTATAAGGGCAATGTCTTCAAGCCAGCAATACTATAATGATATGCGAAACCACAGATTTTACCTATCCACTACTTGCTGATATCTACTATCCAATAGTTGAGACTGGTGCTTATGGCAATACAAAAAAGCAGTGGGTTTTAGACAAAACAGTTGCATCTTTCTTTAATGTCGGAGGTAGCAAATTTAAAGAAGACGTAGGGACAGAAGCAAATATTAATATTGATAATTCTATTATTGGTAGAGTAAGAAATGACCCAAGAATATCTAGCAATGAGTCTATGTATTCTATTACAAATATTGTTATTACTAACATTAGAAATAATCTTGGAGAAACTATTTATAACGAAACTGCAGGACCACGTTCTGGAAATCCAACACTATTTGAAGTAGCAACACTTAATCCTATTGTTGGTCCATTTGGAAAGGTAGAGTATTATAAAGTTATTCTTAGACGTTCTGAGAATCAGGCGGTAGACCTGTGATAGTAGAATTTGACATAAAAAACATAACAAGTAAACTAAACAATATTGCAAAATACTCTATTGGATTTTTAGAGGGTGCTGAAGCAGGTCACGCAAAGTTTATGGATAACCTAGGAGAAACTGTTTTAGAATCATTAAAAAACTTTATAGACTCTAATGCAAGGGTAAGTCCAGAAACACTACACCACGTTTATGAGTGGTACGAGACAGGAAGCCCACAGGCAAGACTATTTGACCTAGAGTACAAGGTTAATCAGAATAGCGTTATTTCTTTTAGTTATACTTTTTCTCAATCAAGTTCTTACTCAAATGGTTCTACTAAACCGTTTTACGATAAAGCAACAATTATGGAGAATGGCTCTCCAGTAACAATTAGACCTAAAGCCAATGGCGTTTTAACTTTTAATGACAATGGAGAACAAGTATTTACTAAAAAGCCAGTTGTAATAGAAAATCCTGGTGGCACAGAAGTAGAGAATGGTTTTGAAAATACACTAAGAGATTTCTTCAATAACTATTTTAGTCAATCATTTCTTATCTCTAGTGGAATAGGAGAACACTTTAAAGATGTAAGAACATATAAGCAAAATTTTGCTGCTGGTTCAAAACAAGGAAAATCTTTAGGTTTTAGAGTTGGATACGACTGGGTATCTAAAGGTGGTAGAATAGAATAATGAGTAAAACATCAATCTTAAATACCCCAGTATTGTGGGTTAACGCCTATCTACAGGAGAAATTAGAAGACCTTGGCTTTGAGACAGTTCCGTTCTTTCCAACTACCCCATCTACAATTAACGATGTTACAGAGTTCTTTCCTCCTGGCGGTGTAATGTGCACCTATGACAGAATGATGAGAATGCGTAAAAGTTCTTTTCCACATATCAAGTGTGAGCAACTACTTTACTACTTTTATGCCACTGCTGAAAACTCAATTATAAACATGATTAAAGTCACTGAAAGAGTAAATAGACTTATGGATGGCGAAGACGAAACAGCCCAAGACCTGAATGCTTGGTGTATACAAAAAGGCTCTATCACTGTAGAGGGAGAGGTTTTGCAACCAAACTTTAGATTTCACAGTTTCAAGGTATTCCAATTACAAGAAACTAGAGATATTATCAACTTTGCATCAGCCAGGACCTATGGCGGTAACAAGATAGTCATTTACTATGACTACACAATGGTAGAATTAGAATAATTATAAAACTATGCTATACTTGTATAGAGGAAACACCGAACCACAAATTCATAAATGAAAGATGGTGAAATAAATATGGCATATACAAGAGGCTCAAACGCTAACATTATCGTTGGTGCTGCTGCATTGTTTGTAACAACAAACACAGCGTCACTAACATCAGCAACACGCCCAGGTTTCGTAGATGGAGAATCATACAGAGAGACATTATCTCTTCGTGAGGCTGCTAGATTCCGTAACGTTGGTTACACCAACAACGGTCTAGAAATCTCATTCGCTCCAGACTTTGGAGAGGTTATGGTTGACCAACTACTAGACACAGCAAAACTGTTCAAGCAGGGTATGAAGGTTACACTAAAGACAACTCTTGCCGAAGCAACATTGGAGAACCTTCTCCTAGCAGTTGCAGGTAAGACATCTGACTTTGGTGTTCTGAACGTAGGAACATTCCTAGACACTGCTCAGTTGGTAAACGCAACTGCTGCTCAGACAACACCGACAGCAAACGTTGGTTCAGTACTACTGACAACAATCCAGACAGCGACACTAAGCACTAACACCTTCCTGAACCTAACTTCAGGAGACCTTGGGGACTACCCAATCGAACGTGGTATTATTGCAATCGGTCCAGGAACTGGAAACCTAAGTGGTGTGGCTGGTATCTCTGGTGCAAGCGTACTATCAGACCAGGCAGAACGTGTTTACATTGCATACCGTGCTATCTCAATCGATAGCGTAACAGTATCAGCAAAGCGTGACTCAGCAACAGCATTCGAAGTATCGTTCCGTCTGCTTCCAGACGATAACGGTGCTTACGGACAAATCGTTGACCGTTCATTCTAAAACTAAATAATAACTGAATATTGTGAGACTGCCCTGGGTTTACTCCTGGGGCAGTTTCTTTTTTGGTATACTTAAATAATGCCAACAAACATATATGATATTGAAGAAGTAGAATTAGTAGACGGAACTATATTAGAAATTAGTCCATTGAAGATTAAGTTTTTAAAGCAATTTATGGCAAAATTTGATTTAATTAAACAATCTAAAAATGATGAAGAGTCGATATCTGTGCTTGTAGACTGTGTTCGAATATCGATGAAACAGTTCTATCCAGTTATAAAAACAACAGAAGATGTTGAGGATAATATAGACCTTCCAACAATATATAAGATTATTGAACTATGTGCTGGAATTAAAATAAACAATGATTCTTCTAAAGTTGAGCAGCAGGTTGTAGCAAAACCAAAACAAAAAGGTGATGGTTGGGAAAGTTTAGACCTTGCAAAACTAGAATCAGAACTTTTTACTTTAGGGGCTTGGAAAAATTTTGAAGAACTTGAGTCAAGCATATCCATGCCAGAACTTATGACAATTTTAGAATCTGTTAGAGAATTAGACTATAATGAAAAGAAATTCCTTGCTGCAATGCAAGGAGTAGACCTAGACGAAGCAAGTGGTAAGCAAGAAGAAGACCCTTGGGAAGCCATGAAAGCCAGGGTAGCGTCACAAGTATCTGGTATTGGTAATGGAGACCCTAACGACATTCTTTCTTATCAGGGTCAAAAGGCAGCACAAAATGGCTTCGGTATTGGCATGGGTCTTGATTACGAAGTTATTGCAAAAACATAGTTGTTTATGCTATAATTATTAAGAAACCATAAGGAGGATTCATGTCTACAACTATCAATGAAACCAAAACAGTAGAACTATTGGATGGAACTAAAATCAGTGTTCGTCCATTAAAAATCTCTCTTCTTCGCCCTTTTATGTCAAAGTTTGAGGGTATTGCAGAAGTAGCAGACAACAACGAGAAGTCAATGACTCTTCTCATGGAGTGTGTACAGATTGCACTAAAGCAGTACGCTCCAGAACTAGCAACAGACCTGAAGGCACTAGAAGAACTTCTAGACCTTCCAACAGTATACAAGATTGTCGAAGAGGCATCTGGTATTAAACTTAGCGAGGCTTCGCTAATGGGTGGTCTAATCGGCTAACAAAGCGGTGTAGTTGAATGGCTGATATCGAATCCAATATAAAAGTAAATATAGATACGTCAGATGCTCTGGCACAACTAAAACTTTTACAACAACAGATATCAGCCTTTCAGCAAGCAATGAAGAATGCTGGGCAAGCAAATGCTCAAGCCGCTGCTCAAATGCAGCAAAATCTAGTATCATCAATTAACGCTACTGGTAAATTCAGAGCCAATATTCAGACAATTAAAACAAGTGCTGAATCTTTTACAGAATCCCTAGAAAAAAATAAACTATCTATTGGAGAATATTTTAGGTATGCTGGTGGGGCATCTAAAACTTTTGGTAAATTATTTAAATCAGAATTTGCCACGATTCAGCAAGTGGCAATTGAACGAGTAAAACAAGTTCAAACACAATATATTAAACTTGGTCGTGACGCTCAAGGTGCAATGAAGGCTATTGCTGTTAAACCACTAGCGTTAGATATGGATAGTGTTGCTACAAAAACTCAGATTGCTGCACAAAAACAACAACTCTTTAACCAGTTGATGAAACAAGGTTCAACTCAACTACTAAACTTTGGTAAGAATACTCAGTGGGCTGGTCGCCAACTTATGGTTGGTTTTACTATTCCACTTACCTTGCTTGGAACAGCAGCATCAAAAGCATACATGCAGATAGAACAGGCTTCTATTAAATTTAAGCGTGTTTATGGAGACCTGAATACTACAACAACAGAAACCAATAAAATGGTTAAGTCTGTGCAAGCACTTGCAAACGAATTTACAAAGTATGGCTTGGCAGTTGCAGACACAATGGATATGGCTGCTCAAGCAGCAGCAATGGGTAAAACTGGTGCAGACCTGCTACAGCAAATTGACCAAGCAGCAAAACTTTCTGTTCTTGGTGGGGTAGACCAATCACAAGCACTAGCAACCACTATCAGCCTAACTGACGCATTCAAGGTTTCTACAGATGACCTTAGCAAAAGCATCGACTTCCTAAACGCAGTAGAAAACCAAACTGCTCTGAGCATCGAAGACTTGACAGTTGCTATTCCAAAAGCAGCACCAGTTGTTCAGCAACTTGGTGGAGATGTAAAGGACCTATCGTTCTTCCTAACAGCAATGAAGGAAGGTGGCATTAACGCATCTGAAGGTGCTAACGCACTTAAGTCTGGTCTTGCATCTTTGATTAATCCTAGTAAAAAGGCTGCAGAGTTTGTTGGAAATCTTGGCATCAACATTAATGGAATCGTTGAGAGCAATAAGGGAGACATCAAGGGAACGGTTATAGGCTTTGCTAAGGCTCTAGATACCCTAGACCCACTAAACCGTGCTCGTGCTATCGAACAGATGTTTGGTAAGTTCCAGTTCTCTCGTCTGTCAACTCTATTTCAAAACGTAATTGCTGAGGGTAGTCAGGCTCAGACTGTAGCAAGTCTAGCAAACCAGACAACAGAAGAACTAGCCATCCTATCAGAACGAGAACTAAAAAGAGTTTCAGACTCTCCAATGTTCAAGTTTCAAAAATCTATTCAGGACATGCAAGCAAAACTTGCCCCTGTTGGTGAAGCATTCCTAAAAGCAGTTACTCCAATTGTAGAATTTGTAGGCAAAATCCTAGATGGTTTTAATAATCTTAGTGATGGTGCAAAAAACTTTATAACAATTTTGGTCACTGTTGTTGGTGGTATTGGACCAGTTCTACTAATGACCTTTGGTCTAATTGCTAACGGTGTAGCAAACATTATGAAACTGTTTACAGGAATGAAGAGTTTTATAAACAAGACAACAAAGCCATCAGATTTGCTTGGCGAACAAACACAGTACATGAACTCAGAGCAACTTCGTGCAGCCGCTATTGCCGCTTCCCTTGACCAAGCACATGCAAAACTGCGTCAAACATTTACATCCGAAGCAGCAGCAGTTCAGCAACTAACCGATGCATATAGAAATGCAGTTCAGGCTCAACAGGCATTCTCTGGAGTTCCAGGAGTACCAGTTGGTAATCCAAACGCAACTCCAAAGAAATATGCTAACGGTGTATCTATGGTTCCTGGTCCTGCTGGTGCAGGTGACATTGTTCCTGCTCTACTATCTCCAGGAGAAGCAGTCATCCCAGCAAAATCTGCACAAAAGTATGCACCAGTTATCCGTGGCATGATTGCTGGAAACCTTCCAGGATTTGAAGACGGTACTCCAGGTGCAGGTATGCGTCAAAGTCTTATTGGACCACTAACTCAAAAACAAACTGAAGGTCTTGTAAAGACAGGAAGGACCATGAAGGACATCAGCGATGAAGTTATTGCAGGTCCATATGGTCAAGTTGCACCAACTAATTATGGAACACAGATTTCTCCAACAACTGGTCACTCTTTTCCTGCGTTCGGTGTTGGCGGTATCTATGAAAAGCCAGATGGCACAAGGGTATTTGTTAAGCCACAAATGGACCTAGTTTCTGCAATGGCAGAAATTAGAGGAACAACCATTGCTCGTGATGCACACGGACTAGTATCTCCAGAACAAGCACTTCGTGTAATGATGGACCCAACAGACCCAGAGAATAAGAGAAAGTTCCTAGTTCTTGAATCAGCACTTGACGAAAGACTTGCTAACACACCAAAGACATTCACCAAAGACCAATACTTTAAGCAACTTGTTGCTTCTCTTCTTCGTGGAGATAAAGACCTTGGCGTAGGAAATCTTGGTGGAGATGTCCTTGCTGACGTTGGTACTGCTGGGGTATTCCAGACAGCATCAGGTAAGCGTCAACTAGGTGGCAAGATTAACTCTATGGAAGAGCAAGCCATTATCAACTTGCTTGGTGTAAAGGGCGGTGCTAAAAAGTTCTTTGCCGAATCAACAGCAAATATCGCTAAGACCATGACTCCTGCAGAATACGATGCCGCTATGAAGGCAGAGATTCAGGCAGTTGCTCCAAGACTTCAGGCTACTATTGCTGGTTTCGGTAATCTTTCTCCAGATGAAAAGAAAGCATACATGGATATGCAGCAACGACTTCAGGCAGGTATGTCTGTTGACTGGGCTAAGTATCAGGTAATGCACTCTGGGGTAAAGCCAAGAGAATATAGCATGGGAACTCCTAGTGTTCAGGCAAACGAATATCAAGAATTAAGCCAAGCAAGAAGAGAAGCATTATACTCACAAAACATTGGAAAATTAACTGATAAAGAAATTAATGATTTTATTGGACTTCAAGATACACATATAGTTAGT